CTAATAGATGAAGGAACTCATTCGTTTGGAAGCATTCCATTAGTTACTTATTACATCTCTCGTACAGGGATACTTACAGCAACACCACCACTGGAAGATTTGGCTTGGATGAATCTCGCTCATTGGCAAAGCATGTCTGACCAACGAAACATACTCCGCTTCGCACGAGTCGGTCTTTTGTTCGCGGCAGGTTTTTCTGATGAAGAAATGGAAGAAGGTTTGACAATCGGACCAAACCAACTGATTCGTTCTACAAATGAAAGTGCCAAAGTGACTTATGTAGAGCATGGTGGTCATGCTATTGACTCTGGGCAACAAGACCTAGACAAGTTGGAAGAACGAATGAAGGTACTTGGTCTTCAACCAATTACGCAAAGGTCGGGCAATCAAACTGCAACAGGCAGAGCGTTAGACGAGAGCAGAACACACACCGCGATACAAGCATGGATTCGTTCACTTGAAAATACACTACTACAAGCATTTGAGTACGCTTCGAAATGGATCAATCTTGATCTTCCAGAAGATTTCTACATTGACATCAATAATGATTTCGGTCTTTCGGAAAGGGCTATTGATGACATCAAGTCGCTCATCGAGATGCGCAAGACCGCGCAAATTTCAGCCGAAACATTCTTACGAGAAATTAAGAGGCGGGGCTTGTTGTCAGAAGCAGTGGATATTGATGAAGAACTGTTGGCGATTGAAGAAGAAGGACCAATGCTTTCTTCGATGTCTGCTACCGAGGAAGAATATGATGAGCAAGAAGAAGAAGAAGAAGAATCAATGAAGGACAGCGAGTATGCCGTTGAATAGAATTAAAAGAATAATCAATAATAATCAAAATTTCTTCAAAGCGGAAAGATGTACTCGTTGTTGTCAAATTTTGCGTTCAATATCGGTTCACGGTCATACGCAATGTGCCTTGTGTGGGCAATTGGTACAAGAGTGTTGCCAAGGTTCGCAGCAAATTACAACAACAGAAGAAAAAGATGACGAATGACACATCTTATACAAGAAGCAACAGCACGATTTACTGCGCTTGTACAGGCTACAACTTCAGCCAATGAAGCATTGCAAAATACAGGTATCTTACATGCTGTCTTTCTGGAACGATTGAAAACGAGTGAGGTCAATCATATTCTTTCGTTTTTGAATGATAAAGTGTTTCCAGACATTACAAGAACGATTGAGAAACGCTTGGCACGAATCGCATCGCGCGGATTCGATAGAGGACCTTGGACAACGCAACAATACAAAGATATGTTGAAAGCAACTAACGGTCTGATTCGTGGTGGGATGTCGCAAGCAGGAGAACAATTACGAACGAGGTTGGGCGACATCGGTGTGTATGAGTCACAGTTCCAAACCAAAAATCTTCAAAGCATAATAAACCAAGGAACAGGAACTGGTGTGATTCCCGACATTACAACACCATCCGCTGCAACTCTTCGGTCAATAATGACAAGCCGACCGTTTGAAGGTAGGTTCTTGAAAGATTGGTGGGGTGGGTTGGCGAAAGGCACACAAGAACAAGTTGCAAGTGCAATCAACATTGGTGTAGTAACTGGAGAGCCAACAGATGTAATCGTGCGCCGCATTGTAGGTACACGGGCGCAGGGATATGTAGACGGGGTGTTGAACACTGCGAGAAGACACGCACAGACGATAGTCAGAACAGCAGTAAACCATGTCACCACACATGCACGAGAGATAACTTATAGAGAAAACAAAAAGGTTATCAAAGCGGTTCGCTATCTGGCTACATTGGACAACCGAACAACAGACATCTGCATTGCGTTAGATGGACAGGTGTTCAAGGTTGGTCAAGGACCTCGACCCCCGATGCACCACCAATGTCGTTCGACAACCATACCTGTTTTGAAGTCTTGGAAAGAGATGGGTATAAAACTCAAAGAAGCAAAAGCAGGAACACGCGCATCAATGAATGGACAAGTACCTGCAAAAATGTCTTATGGAGAATGGTTAAAGAACCAACCAAGGAGTATCCAAAACGAAGTTCTTGGTCGTAGAAGAGCAGACCTTTTTCGTAGAGGCAATGTTCCTGTCAAGCGGTTCGTTGACAACAGATTCAGGTCACTGTCTCTCAAGGAACTTGAAGCACTTGAAGCATACAAACTGAAACACGGTAGATTACCTCGTAGCAAAAAACTTATTGGCGCGGCTGTTGCTAAGAAGGTTGTTAGAAAAACGGTCACCAAGAAGACTGTCACGAAAAAGAAAGTCACAAGGAAGAAGACGGGTTTACGACAACAAGCAACTCGCAGGGCTGTTCAAGAAGCAACTGCGGCTGAAGTAACTGGGGCAGAAGTAGCAACAGCCAACATGAACGGTACTGAACTTCGTGCGGCTCTGCAAAGAAAGTTTGCAACAAAGTACGATGAAGTTGTGGATGCGGCTGAAAGAAATTACCGAAGGGCTTCGAAAGCATACGATGAAGTGATACAGGAAACCTTGAAAATGAGAGATGAGGTTTTGAAGCAGATGAAATGGCGTAGTAAGGGTTACAAAAAACTCCTAGATGACTTCAATAATATACAACTCCCAAAACAAAAAGAAATGGGAAAACTTTATAGAACCGCCAGAGATGATTACCTTAAAATTGTAAAAACCATGCAAAAAGAAATGCACAATTTCATTGCAATCGAGGGCGAAGGGTTGTCGTATGAAATAAACCTTGTCCCAAAAGGCACAAGGTTCTCTAAGTCAGGTTACAACAAGTACGGAACTACAATCGACCCAAACAATGTTACTGGTAAAGTGTATGATTCAAGAACATTCTTAAAGAAAATTGTGAGATACGATGCGGCAGGATACAGGGACAGCAGACTTGGAATCAAAATAGAACACAGGGACTTGACAACAGGGCTAAAAACCAAACCAGACACAGTAGGACACATTCCTAGTTTTGTGAAGAAAGACCCAATGGCGGGGATGCGCAATGAGGGTCTGCAAGATTTCAACATGATTGCAACAAAAGCATCAAAGAAAGCAAGAGCAAACGCATCATCAGATGGAAGTAGACTAGGTGAGTTTTCTAAAAAGGCAGACGGTAATTATTGGAGCAATAACAACATGGTTTGTTCAAAAGCAGATACTGTTGAGGTGTTTGTTCACGAAACAGGTCATTTAATCGAGGAAGCAAATTCTTATTGGAGCGAAACAATTCACAAGTTTTTACAACATAGAATCTTGAAAGACATCAAGGCAAAAGGGCTTGGAACAGTTACTGACAAAATGAGTTTTAAGAAACTTGCTCATAAGGCACTAAGTGCCATCAACAGTGGTGGCGAACTGGGGTGGAGAGATGATTTTATATCTGCGTACCAAGGCAGATGGTATGCCACAAATAAAACTGGAACAGAAATTACAAGTATGGCGTTGCAACACCTACACGAAAATCCCATGATGTTTGCAAGGCGAGACCCTGAATTGTTTGACTTAATTATCAATCTAGCCAGAGGCAACAGGAAGGCAATCGTAAACTCATCTTGGTATAACGATGTTATATTTCACGATTTGACAAACTTACAAACATTTATGGGGAATAGAGGGTGGTGATAAAATGATAATAGTGCAATTTAACAACATAATCGCAACAATAAACGAAGGTATATGGAAGACGGACGAAGATAGAAAGACCGAGTTCCTAGAAACAGCACTTAACCTAGACTTAGAGTTTGATGTAACAATGAAAGAATACGGTTGGGTTGGAGAACCAGACATTGACTTACTAAGTGCTGAGAAGATGGCTAAAAGGTTTGGTGGCAAGATTACCGATAAATCAAAACATACGCCACCACCAAAACACACCAAAGAAGATTCCAAATTAGGCATTGTCTATTAAAGTTCTTAATGATAAAGTGACAGAAAAGTAAGGCGATAAGATTATTATTGCCGAAGAAGTAAATAACAAGGGTGAGAAACCCGCATTGGCGAGAAGCCAAGGAGATGACAGTATGACAGAATTACAAGCAACACTAACCAGTTTAGATGGGGTGGATGAATCCATTGCAAACTTTTATTCAGAGCAAAAAGATGGTTCATTTTTGTTGAATGTGACAGGTACAAATGGGTATGAGTTGGAAAATACAACTGCCCTAAAATCCGCGCTTGGCAAAGAACGAGCCAATGCACAACAAGCAAGCAAAGCATTGAAAATGTTTGATGGTATGGATGCTACCGATGCCAAAGAAGCAATGGCAAAAATGGAAGAAGTGGCGAACTTTGACCCAGACAAAAAAGTAGAAGAAGCGATTGCCGCGAGGGAAAAACAACTCATCAAACAACACGAAATGGCTCTTGCTTCATTGAAAGAAGAAAATGGGAATCTTGTTTCTAATCTTGAACAGAATCTCATCACATCATCTGCAACCAAAGCGATTGCAGAAACAGAGGGGTCAGTAGATTTACTGCTTCCTCATGTTCTCAACCAAACACGAATGCGAAGAACAGATAATGGCTCGTTCATTGCAGAAGTGGTCGATAGTACAGGTAACCCTCGCATCGGTGATGCACAAGGAAATCCTATGACGATTCCACAGTTGGTTGAAGAAATGAAGTCGAGCGATTCTTTCGCTAGGGCTTTTAACAGTTCGGGTGCAACAGGGAGTGGTGCAACGAACAACGCAGTGTCTACAACAGGCACAACAGGTCGAAGCCGAAGTATATCTAGGTTTGACCAAGAATCACTTAACAGTAACATTGAAAAAATCGCAAGTGGCGAAATTACTTTGAGCGACTAAGTGACCTTCGGCAGAGATTGCCACCGTGTCGGGATGATACGGAACATAAATATCGTAAACTCCTTGTAGCGAGTTTACAAATAGTTTTCGTATCACAAAAAGATAAGAGGTAAGCCAAATGGCAAACACAGATAACTCACTCTCTAACATTATGCCAAAGATTCTTGCAAAAGGTCTATTGGCTCTCCGTGAACGATGCGTAATGCCTCGTTTAGTCAACACTGACTACGGTTCAGAAGCCGCACAAAAAGGCACAACGATTGATATTCCAATCAGTACAGCAATCGGGGTCGAAAATGTTGCACCTAGTAATGTTCTTCCAGAATCAACAGGTAAAACACCAGACCTTGTGCAAGTTCAACTTAACAAATGGAAAAAGAATAGTCCGTTCCATTTGACAGACAAAGAACTTGTCGAAGTTGACAAAAACGCACACTATGTACCAATGCAAGTATCAGAAGCAGTTCGTGGCTTGGCTAACCAAGTAAACGCAGACATCTTCGCTGAATACACAGGCGTTGGTAACATCGCAAATGTGGGTGGTAATGCAATCGAAACTGCTGATATTGTTGATGCACGAAAATTGCTCAATCAAAGTATGTGTCCCTCAGAAAATCGTTCTTGGGTTGTAAACTTTAGTGCTGAAGCAGACTTGCTAAATCTTGCAGGTTTCTCCACGCACGAAAAAGTAGGACTTTCCGCACAAAGCGTTCAAATAGAAGGCGAAATCGGAAGACGATACGGATTCAATTGGATTGCTGATGATGCTTGTCCACTACACGATGCGGGTACTGCAACAGCAAATGCTGATGGCGTTTCAACTGTTAATGGCGCACATGCAATAGGCACACGAACACTAAGTATTGCTCACGATGCGGCTGAAACCGTAAAAGCAGGTGACTCGTTCACTATTGATGGTGACTCTACTCAGTACACGATTGCCGCAGATGCTACTTTGGCAAGCGGTAACACAAGTTGCACAATTAGTCCTGCATTGAAACAAGCCACCGTAGGTGCTGAAGATATTGCTTGGGCAGGTACTGGTGCAGACGGTCGTGTTTCTCTTGCGTTCCACAGAGATGCGTTTGCATTTGCAACTCGTCCTTTGATGGCTTCTGCAAGTGATATGGCAATGGGAAGCAACATGATGTCAATGACTGACCCTGTAACTGGTCTTTCATTACGCCTTGAGGTTCAGCGACAATACAAACGAACTACTTGGGAGTTCGACATGCTTTACGGTGTGAAATGTGTTCGACCTGAGTTTGCTTGTAAAATCTACACAGCGATTACATAAGTCGATGTGGTTTTGACATAACAAGTCGGTCAAGAAAAAGGGAAACAATATGACAGAGTTGCCTACTATAAAAATGTATAAAGACGGAAAACATTGTATCTGTCTTATATCAAAAAAACCTGCAAAAGAAGCAGATGGTTGGAGTGATTCAGAATCACCCGCACCTAAAAAAGAAACCAAGAAAAAAACTTCTAATAAGAAGTGGAGCGATGACAAATGAGCAAGAATGAAAATTTTGTAGATATGAGTGGTAGGGGTGGCAGAAAAAGATTGCCACAATCAGCAGTTGATAGGTACAAAGCACTGGGATATGTGGTGATTAACGAAGACTCTTCTGATCCTGCTCCTGCTAAAAAACAAGCCCCCAAAAAGTCTGAACCTTCTGACGACAAGGATGGTTGATGAATGCCTCTTATTGTTGAAGATGGTTCAGGTAAAAGTGATGCAGATGCTTATGTTTCTGAAGCAGATGCAAATACCTATTTTACAAACAGGCAAGGGTCTACTGCTTGGAATGCGGGGACTGTAACTCAACTACAAAAAGAGGCGGCTATCCGAAACTCCACAGCGTACCTTGACCGTAGGTACAACAATTTGTGGATGGGTCGAAGGGTAGAAAGACTTCAGGCACTCTCATTCCCTAGAGTGGATGTCCGTGATTATGACGGCTTCGCGGTCGGTGCAGACTCAGTTCCACAGCAGGTTATAGATGCGTGTTGTGAAGGGGCTGTGCTTGCTCTCTCAGAGGACATGTTGCCAGATATTGCTAGTGCAGGAATCATTTCAGAGGAAACTGTATCGGTTGCTTCTGTTCGCTCAACAACAAAATACGAAGGCGGTAAGGCACAAAATAAGACCTTCCGTAAAATTGAAACACTGCTTCGTGGTCTTATCAAGAACACAGGAACGATTGAATTGGAACGAGCATAAATGACAGCATTAGATACAAGTTTGATTCCAAAGATAAAGACCATCATCGCTGATTTTGGTAAAGATGCAACATTCACTGTGCATGGTATCTCTTCATACGACCCCGATACAGGTTCTGTTATTGAATCTGGCACAACCAATTACACAGTAAAAGTGACACCACCAGAAAACTATACAGTAAGCATGATTGATGGTGACTTGATACAAGCAAACGACACCCGCATTTCTGTCGCAGCAAGCGGTCTTTCATTTACACCAGTGACGGGCATGAAGGTCACTTTTGACAACCAAGCGTGGAAAGTCGTTTTTGTCCAAACCGAATACACAGGTGAGAGCATTGGTTTATACACCATGCAATTGAGGCGATAATGACAGCAGTTTTCTTACACCCCAGTTCAAAAAGTTTCAATATCGCAATGAATGGGTTGGCTTTAACATTCCCAAAAGAAAAGGCAACGCTTGTTGTCAAAAAGATTGCATTAGAAGTGTTGTCTCGTCTGGTACTCAAGACACCTGTGGACACAGGACGCGCTCGTGGCAATTGGCAAGTAACTGTAAATAGCCCCGCTACAACTTGGGAAGACACAAAAGACAAAGGCGGGGGCGCAACAATCGGCAAAGGTACATCTGTCATCATGGCTGAAGATGATTTACCTCATTTCTGGATTACAAATAATGTGCCATACATCACTAGGCTTGAAGAAGGTCACAGCGACCAAGCCCCAACAGGCATGGCAGAAAATACGGTCAATGAACTGAAAGTGATATTCGGATGACTGTTGCAAGCCACCAAAAATTACACGATGTTGTCAGAAAGAGATTTTCTGACGAGTTTGGCAAGGAATACTCCGTTTCGTATGATAATGCCCCATTTACTCAACCAGATAGTGAAACATGGATTCGTTGGTCAGTTACGACAGGCGATTCGTTTCCAATCGAGTTGAGTGGCAAGACACAACGACACACAGGGGTCGCAATTGCTCAAGTTTTCTCGTTACTTGGGAAAGGTACGAGAGAAGCACTCATCCTTGCCGATAGGATTGTAGCGAAGTT